GCGATGCTTGTGTGTCCGGCAATGCTTGGGTGTCCGGCGATGCTTGGGTGTACGGCAATGCTTGTGTGTCCGGCAATGCTCAGGTGTACGGCGATGCTCAGGTGTCCGGCAATGCTCGTGTGTCCGGCGATGCTCAGGTGTACGGCAATGCTCAGGTGTACGGCAATGCTTGTGTGTACGGCGATGCTTGTGTGTACGGCAATGCTCAGGTGTACGGCGATGCTCAGGTGTACGGCAATGCTTGGGATGAATCTCCTTTACAAATACAGGGAGCTAGGCACTTTTTTAATATTTGCGCAAAAGGTAAAATTAAAATTGGATGTATGGAATATACTTTTTCAGAATGGGAATTAAATTTTGAAAAAATTGGCAAATCGCAAAACTATACCGAAAGGCAAATAAAAGAATATCATTTTTACATAAAATTAGCAATTGAACTTTCAAATTTAAAATAATGAAAAACCTAATCATTTTACTACTCACGATTATAATCGTGAGTAGTTGCAAAAACAATTATACTGAAGAACAAGATGAACATATCAACAATTTTCCTGTTGAAGTACGTGAAATTGTACGCGAATTTTTAAAAGAAGGAAAAGACAGAGGACATAAATTAAACATCAAAAAAATTCATCATATATATTTGGTGGACAAAATTACAAGAGCAAAATACTTAGAAGCCGGTTGCTACGACCATCACGATCATTCTATATATATTGACACAACCAATTTTGAATGGTCAGCTTTAAGCGGAAAAGAAATGCTTTTATATCATGAATTAGGACATGGATTACTTCATAAAAAACATGATAATATTTTATTTAAAGATGGCTTAAATCCAGCATCAATAATGAATTGTTGCACACTTCCATATTGGAATGAACAAACAATTTATAAAAGATCTTATTATATAGATCAGATATTTAATGAAAATACATTGCCGCCGCAATGGGCTATGTGAGATGATAATTTAAATTACCAATATTAACCTGACCAACATTAACAGCACCGGTATTTACAGAAACATTTCCTGTTGCATGATCTATATTTATATAGACTAGCACATTCGATCCGCCAGAACCAATCGCCTGGGCTGGAAAATTCTCATCGAAAGAGGTGTTAAAATATCCTGAAGGAAACGTAAACATTGTACCACCACCGCCCAATGATTGCGTTAATGAACCCCTAATTTGAACAATTCCATTTGCAAGCTTTCTAAATTGAGGTGCCCTAAATGGCGATCCTAACGCTGACCAGCCAGAAGCAAACGCGGGACCACCAGCACCAACTGTAATCCAGGGAACAGAGGTATAATAATTATTTACAAAAGGAATCAATAAGCCGTTTATAAATGATTGTAAAGCACTTATCAATTGAAATCCTGTATACTCACAGTCAAATAACCCGCTAGGCACAATACCCGCTAACCTCATTAATTTTTGGAAGAACTGAAATATATCAGAGAATGTACGTTGATTCATGGGCGTGCCATGAACCGTACCATTTTTATCTTTTATTTGACCGTCCGGAAAATCACTATCACCAGGGATAATTGGGGTTAAATTTTCTAATCCTATCATGATTTTAGTAGTTATAATTTATAAATAAATATACTATGTATTGAGTGCCTTTTAATTTCAAAATTAACTGGCGAAATTCTTCTTTTCTATTAACATTTACAGTTCCAAAACTTCCAACTGTAGGACCACCGATTATCAATGATGTTCTAAAGGTACCACCGTCATCGAAATTATTATCTGCACCCTCCTCAATATAATTGACAATTTTATTATTATAATCCTGGCCAAATTCAGTTTCATGAAACTCGTACTCACCAAACTCTATATAATTTAATTCGCCAACATCACCGTAAATACTATATGGTGACGCATTATCTAAATTTTCGTAAACGTAAACATTAAAACCTGCCGCCTGTAACTGCGATCGAAACCAGGTGACTGACAAACGCGCTTTAGCCTGACCGGGAAATTGCAATTTACGAGTAATTGCCAGCATACGATCAGGTAAATCTATTCCAGTACCGTCAATCATTCCTAATCTAGCTTCCCATGCACTTGCATCATCGGTTCCAAAGTTAGAATTATCAGGTAAAGAGCTATCTAAAATGCTTACAGAATCATTATACAGCCTTTCTTCTGATCTTATCAATCCTTTTTCAAGGCCTTCAAAAAAACCATAAAAAGGCATTTTAAATGCACGGCCGGTGGGAAATAATTGCCTGGATATTTTCAATAATATATCCGCTATACTCATGAATATATTATTGTAGGATTAAAATAAGGAATATCGCCTAATAAAAATTGAAACGAATTCATTTGAACTCCATCAATTTTTAAAGTAACCGCCGAAAATACGCTACCAGGTTGTGCTTGTAGAATAGCGAAAATAATATTATTACTATCTATCAAATCATTCCTATCTGCTAATACATCAATGGCTGCTACAAATGGCCTCACAGAATTTACAAATGATTGAATGCTACTTAATATTAATGCCTGGATTGCTGGCGTAATATTTACATATCCAACTATCCCAATATCTACCTGCCTAACACTTACCGGTAATATATTAGGAATTACATTTGCAGGTCTGCGCCCGCGCGAAAGCAATGGAAGTGTAGTATCAGGGTCCTGATTAATAACAGCCAATACCGACGTTAAAATAGTACTTCCTGGCGTTCCTTTCCCGTCTATAGAATCGGCTAATATAGCCTCTACATAAATACTTACCTGATTTACCTGACCACTAGTAGCATAAGGATAGCTATTTGCTACGCCTTGTGCGTCTTGTGCCCATAATCTATAGTCAGCAGACGCGCCGCCTTCAGCTTCCAATCTGAATGATTCCAATGTAGCAGAACGATAAATTTCTAAACTTTCAGCGTCCAAAGGACTTACTACTTCTATAGTTACAGTCGATTGTGATGGTCCGGAATCAACCAATGAAATAGGTGAAGTAGCCGAAAGAGTATCACCAACTAATAATTTAGAAATAACACCAGGCGTTAATGCACGTACAGTAATATAATCAGGAGACGAAACAAGCGTATATGCATTATCTAAAATAAATAACATTCCAGGCGATAATGAACTATCGTCACTTTTAAAAACCTGCGAAGCGGGGATAATTCCACCCACGGTACCAGTAACAGAAATTGTATATTGCCCGGACTGAGCCGGAAAGGGGTTACGACCTAACTTTATTCTTCCCCAACGTTCTAATGTACCTCCGGATGCTTCAGGATCGGCGGTATCAACAAAAATATTTTTCTGTAAAATACCTAAAGTAAGATAAGCTAATTTTAATTTTGCTGCCTGCACCGCAGCTATGCCACGTAAAAGATTCTTACCTAAAATAGGAATATTTACCTGAACAGTTGAATTCAGATCAGCTAATATAGCCGTGTAAAGTTCATTTATAGTAGGAATATTTACCATTTTTACTTATAGAAATCGTCGTTAAAATCAAATATAGAAAAGTCACCACTCAATAATTTGGTTTCTCCGTTCCAAATAAAATTATAGGTCTGATAAGCAGATGAAGAATATTTTAAAGGCGTAACTTTTATTATAATTTGCACTTCAAATGTTGATATTATCAAGACTGTTACTACAATATCAGCAAAATCCTTCATGAATTCTACATCTTTTTCAACCGCCTGTTGAATAATCGATCTGCCGGCGCTGGTAAGAGGCGTATTTTTTAAGGCACTTTCCGTTAATGAATTGAATTGATTACTGATATTTCCAGACATTAATGTTTCGTTGCCCCACCAATCAAATGCCTGGTGCCCCGGTTGCCTTGGCTGTGTTACAGCATCAATGTTACCGCCAAACATACTAAGGTAAATCATATTACCCCAACCGTCTATAAGTAACAGATCATTTCCTGACTTAACCAAGTCACCACCGTTGAGCGTTTCTACTAATGCCAAATCCATGTTATAGCCCCATTGTAGATTTTAGATTTACCTTAGCCAGGTTGTTGTCTGATTTTACCTTTGTATTTTGTTGATCGGTTTTAATATCGATCGCAACATTTTGGCGCTGCACAGATTCGCTGAACAACTGATTTATAGTAGCTGCCTTTGTGGCATCATTATTTATTAACGGCGCATTGGCTCTTTGATTGCCATTTTCATCTGTAGTTACATTTACATCAAGACCTTTTCTGAATTTAGCTATATCAGTGGCAGCCTTAGACGCCCAATCCGCACCGGTAACCTTCGAAATTATACTTAAAATTTGTTCCAATGGCATCAAAACTGAGTCCAAAATAACTGCCCCAATCGCTTTTATGCCTGCCAAGATACCGCCTTGCGCGAACGATTGAGTAATCATATCCCAATTTCTTCTGAATGCTTGTATTAAATTTATTATCCAACCTAATGGACCCATTAATAAAAGCAAAGAAGCACCCCATTCATTGTACTTTGCAATAGCAATGATAACCACAGCCACAAGCGCGGCAATTGCCATAACAATAACGCCTATAGGATTTGCGGTCATGGCTGCATTTAAAAGCCATTGAGCACCAGTAAATAAATCAATAGCAATCACAGCAATTTTTGAGGTTATCGCATAGGCGCGCTGAGCCAATATATTTTGATTAGTCAATACCAGCGAAGTAGTAAATAATGCATTATAAATACCAACAGTCACATTATAGGCAATTAAAGACACCCTTGAAATTATAATAGCTGCGCGCAATGCTAGCCATGAAGTTACACCAATAGCAATATATTTTATTATCTCTTCCAAATTGTCAGTAAGGAATTTTATAGCATCTTTTAATAAATTAGTCCCTGTAGATAATTCATTATTAGTGGTAATCAAGGTTATCCATTTATTTTTTAATTGGGTACTTGCTACCGATAATGTATCGTTTTGCTTTGCCGCTTGTAATGAAGCCTGACCGACGCCTTTTGGTCCATTTATTACATCTGACCATTCTTTATATTTATCAATATTCGATAACAATACTTTAGCCGCCGTAACACCTTCAGCACCAAACATTTTTGTTATCAACATATCCTTTTCTTTTGCTGTTTTTAATTTCTCAATTTTTTTCTTCGTTTCATCAAGGGCTTCGTTAATACTAAATTGACCTGTTTTATATCCCACACCGGCCGCTTGCAATCTCAAAATAGTTGTACGTAATGCAGTACCAGCCTCAGCACCTTTTATAGTACCAATCGCCAAGGTTTCAATAAGGGCCACAGATTGCCCAATAGTTACATTAGCTCCATTGGCAACAGCGCCGAAGTTCTTCATTGACATTGCAACTTGCGGAATAGTCGCCGCACCAACTAACGTACCAGCGGCCAATGCATCCATGGCCATGGTTGCTGAATTAGCCCCTAATTTAAATTGATTCATTATACCAACTAAATTACCAGCCGTTTCTTGCAAATCATCACCAGACGCCTGACTTAATGTAATGGCTGCCGAAGTCATTTTACCCATAGCATCGGCGCTAGCTAATAATTCAGAATTGGCAGATCCGATCGTTTCCATTGCCTTGGCTACGTCAATAGAACTTGATTTTGTGACCTTAGCGACACGTGCAATTTCAACGCCAAACGGTTTAAATTCTTCTTTTGTCAAACCCGTAACCGCCAACAGCGAACCTACCGATTTGTCATATTCTTTTATTGCATCATAAGAAAAATTTAAACCACCTATTATTGCCGCGGTGATAGCGGCGGTACTGGCAAAGGCTAAAAACTGCTTGGCAGCAGCCCCCAAACCTGGAATAAGTTTCTTTGAAATTCGATCTATCTTGTTTAATCCCGACTCAGCTTTACTGACAAAATCACGAGAAATATTTGCACCCATAGCCTTTACAGCGGCGGACATTTTGTCTATCGCTGTAAAGGTAGTAGGGACAACTAAAGAAGCCATTTTATTTTTTAGGATTTATTTTCTTGTCAATATCAGCAACTAATTCATACCAGTATTCAAGACCATTATAATCTTGATTATCTATATACAAATTTTCAACTATGCCAGGATTCCAATAAAATTGACCGACAACCGATTTAATCCAGTTATCCAGCGTTTCCTGGCTTACAAGAAAAAATAAGCTATTGATTGAGCAATTGCGAAATCCTCAGTATCCATTTTCTTCAAAACCTCTTTTGGTTTCCCAGTCAATGCCGCAACGTGAGCAAGCAAGCGACCGTCCGGATCATCACTTTTTACATTTGTTAAATGCTGGTGAATCAACCCAACATGAATACGTGGCTTGTATTCTAATTCAGTAAAAATAATATCTTTACCAAACTCATGCTTTAGTTTTTGAACGAAAGTTTTATCCTCTTTTAAGGTTAAATTACCCTCACAAATACCGCTTATTAATATTTTTATACCGTCTGCGCGGTCGTCTCTTTTTTGTTGTGATACTTTTTTAGCATCCAGCCAGCTATCGATCTCAGAAGTGGCTACTTCCATTGTAACTAATTGGTCCATTATAAATTTTGATTGGTTACTACTTTAAACTTGTTCGATCAATTTACCGCTACCAGCAATTTTTAAATCAAACGTGGCACTGTTTCCATTTCCCAATAAATCACCGACCGGCCAACCAGAACCCTGGTAAACAGTTTGATTTGAATGAGAGAAAGTATATTGAGCGGCAACATTACTGCCGGCCAATGCAATAGCCGTTTCAAGATCATGACGATTGTTTGCATCCCATGCGCATTTGATCATAAAATGCCAGCGCGCGCGATTTTGTTTCAGGATAATTCCACCTGAACCGTCAATGCCGTTCGCATCGTCATCGTTTCTTAAACCACCTAAATTATATTCGCTATCCTCAGCAGCTTTAGGAAAGAAAGAACCTTGTCCAATCGTAGGATGGTTGTAAGTAATCTCGACAATATCGCCACCAATAGAAGCTCCCATTTATTATTAATTTAAAGATTAGAAGTTAAATCCACCGATTGCGGTGGTACTAGAAACCAAGGCAACACCCGATCTCAAATATTTAAATGAAGTATTAAATCTATTAGGATTTGTACTTGATATAGAAACAGTCATATTAGCTCTAAAGAAATCAGAATTAACAATAAGCGCGCGCGATACAAGATCATCGGCCATTGTTGAAAGTTCTGACTTCCACATTTTAGGCTTGATATAATCGGAAGTATCGACAATGTCACCATCGTTTACAATCACCTTATTTACTACAAAAATTTGTTCACGTAATTGATATGTATATTTCACGTTCATATCAATTTGATAGAGCGTACGAACGTATCTAAATTGTGGTGGCACCTCACCTATTGGCGCGTACGTGGTAACAAAATCTTTTATAAAATATTTACCCTGTACCAGATCAACAGTAGAACATCCTAATTGCATATAAGCATTTCTGTTATTGTAATCAGACATACTACCTATTACTACAGGTGTTGGCATGTCAGGATATGCATTGCCAGAAACGTCAAGTTCAGGGTTG